AAATGTAAATGGCATCACGACCTCTTAGTGCTCCTACAATTCTTGTACCATCTGCAAGTCGCTGTGTACCAGCAGTGTTAGTTGCAGTAGGTGTCCAGTCCGTTAAAGACTCTTGATCCGACCATCTTATGTACATATCGTCTTGTGTTGATGTTGTACCAATCGTTGTTTCTGTACCAAAAGCAACTAAGTGCCGATCGGGTGTAGATACTAAAGTTTGTGTTGTTGCTGTTGGGCAACCTGATATAACGGTTGCTCGTGTTGATGTGGCTCCTGCTGCATTGGCATCCCATTCAAAAGATGAACCATCTACAATCGTTGCTATTAATTTATTTCCAAAATTATCTAAAGTCCATACACCAGGAGCTGTTATAATATCTCCTGTTTGTGATGCACCCCATTTTGTATAGTCTGATGCATTGGTTACGGATGCATTATCAGAGTGCGAAGCAGCGGTTGTATTGTCCGAGCCTCGTGTCAATCCTGATAGTGTATTCGTTCCTGTTGTGTTTGTTGTATAAGCAATACGCTCACTGTCAATTAACACCGTTCCTGATGCAGGAAAAGATGCTGAGTCATCAAGAACAATGCTTGATGAACCACTTGTTAGCGCTCCATCTAATGCATCAATAAGTTCTCCAGCAACCGTACCACCCCATAAACCTAAACCCCAACCAGCGGCTGAAGCTTCTGTAGCTGGACCAATAGAGTAAAAATGTTTAACTCTTACTCCTCCGGATGTACTGGCTCCCGATCCACTTTCGACTGATCCCATTTCAACGGTGATGGTTGTTGATGTGGGTACGGAGGTAACCATGAAATTCGTATCGTCAAAATCATCAGAATCAAAATTAGAATTGGTAGCAGAGCTAAAATTATCGCAACGTATAATATCAAACTTAGTGATATTATGAGCACTCGCAAATGTGATCGTAACTGTTGCATCGCTTTGTGTTGTTGTAAAAGCACTGGTTAAAGTTGTTGTGCTTTTCAAAGGAGTTATATCATAAAAAGCTCCTCCAGAATAGACGTATAAAAATCGGTTTGTTCCTAGTGCAGCATACTTAATACCTGCTGAACTGACAAAATGGTGTAAGGCTGTGTTTCTACCTGTAAGTGTATTGTCTCCGAGCTGAGCCCAACCTCCTACTTTTTCAGGTGTGCCATATCTAAAACGAACAAAGTCACCACTGACCCATTGGTTTTCACCGCCGGTAGCTGTTACTTGTTTATTAAAACCTGGTGCGAATTTTACTTTTTGTAGCATACAAAATCTCTTTGTATTTAATTATACTAAAACTTGAGTAGGATCAACTACTTTGGAATACCTAATAGAGGTCTTTTGTCGAATTTATTCTCAGTGCCAAAGGGTCCATCGATGTTGTTATAATGTAAGAAAACCTGGGCACAATTGTCGCCTTCAAAAGGTTCTCTCCAGTGTTCAAGATCACAGCCACTATAGACTAGCATATCTCCCACCTCTAAAGTAATGGAAATTCCTTTAGGAGCATTTGGTTTATGTATCTGTTTATACTCATCAATAACTGTTTTTTGTCCTGTAGGATCTAGAAAGATAGGCCATAGATCTCCTCCTAAATGTAATGTTGTTGATATCTCACAGCTAGGTCGATCCCTATGTCTTCTTAAAATATCTCCTTTTTTATAGATTCGGGCATAAGTATAGCAAGGTATTAAGTTCATGTTTGTACGTTTTTGCATAATTGGTAATACTTTCATCATTAACGTTTCCATAAACGGATCCCCATAAAGGGAGTAAGTATTAGGAACCTGATCATCATCCCATGTACCAAAACCTGGTGTAAATTTAGATACAAGATTATTTTCGTGCAGAAATTTCGTTACATCACGCTTCATGAGAAAATAATTAAAAGCAAAGTTAGCTAACTCAAAAGAAATAGCATTTCGAATAATTAAATATTTATGTTCTTTAAACATATTCATCTATAATGTCTCCTTGAAAAGGTGGATGATTAACTTGATCTACCTCTCCGTTTGCGTCTCGTCTTACCTTCACTCGGTGAGGTAAATGAAAAAGGTTTTTTATCTCTTTATCTGTTTTTAAGATTTTTCCTTTTAAAGGAAATTGATCTGCTTTAAAATTAGTTATGATGGTTTTAACTTTTTTAATACCTAGTTTCTTAGCAACCGTCATTCGATTGTTACCTACAAGCGTATGAATTTTATCTCCATAAGGTTTACTTTGATACCAACAATAAACAGGATCTTTCATTCCGTAAGTTGTTATAGATGTAGTTAAAGCATCTTTAAATTCTTTTTCTTCTTTATGAAATTCAGGTCGATCTAGATAAGTGATCTTTTCAAAAGGCAATTCTGTATAAATGGTTTCTATCATCGTTGTAAAAAATTAAAGGATACTGATATTCTCGTATCGTTACTTTCGTTAGGTTTTACTTCATGCCACATCCAAGCCGGAAACATAACAATGGTTCCTGCTCTAGGTTGATAGTAAACTTCTCTCCATAATTCAGGAGGTAATATTCCTTCGTTACGATTAGGCATGGTTGTATGAACACCAGGTCTTGGATCATAGAGCATTAAACTACCAGACTTTTCTGGTGCCTTAATCCAATAGACTCCAGAAAACAAAGCATTCGGATGTAAGTGAGGTCTATTAGCATTACCAGGATAATTAATGTTCGCCCACATATTTCCTAGTACAGGTTTCTGTGTTAAAAATTCTTTTTTAAATATTTCTTGTTGCATAGCAAAGAGTTTTCTCGTCAATACATTATACTCTTCTTTTCGGTTCATGTCGGTTGTGCTATGCCAGCCACCTGCATTTGTTTTAGAAACACCTTTATCCTGCTGACTCCATTGTATAATTTTTTGTTCTAAGTATTGATTAAGCTCCACGGCGTTGGGAACTTCTTGTATATAAATTGGTGTTGGAAAATGGTATTCCGTAATCATTTAAAGGAAGGACCTCCAAACCACATCACTAAAGATTTTCGTTCTCCTTGTGTTACAGGTTTAACTCGGTGCTGTAACCAGCTTGCAAAGAAAATAGCTTGACCTTGTTTAAGTTTAGCAGCCTTACCATTTTGCATAAATTCTAATTCTCCTCCTTCAAACGTAGAAGGATCGGATAATAAAAGAGTCATGGATATTTTACGAACGGGTGGTTGATGTTTGCCTAATACATCATTATCCATGTGCCATTCATAAAAACCACCTGGAAGATAATGCGTAAATTGTCCGGGTTCTGTTAATCTCATACCATCAAAACCAAAATGATTACCATTCGCTTTTAACATAGTGTTTTCTATATCTCGATACATCTCTGGCATCTCTTTAAAAGGTATCCAACTAATCGTAGTAATTCTTTTTTTAGTATCAACACCACTTCCGTCAGGATTACCCATACCCACAGCCGCTGTTTCTTTTTTTAAACTCATGCCTTTATCAATCACCAGCTGACATTGCTTGGGTGTAAAAACAGGTTCTGTGGTCTCGACGATATAACTTTTCCAAATAGGTTCTGTTGGGTTCATCCTGCCGTCCTTGTTGCTACGGGATTATAATCGACATCCATATTAGCTGCAAGTGTGCGTCTTACGGCATTTGGATTCGTATGAGGATAAACACAATGCCTCATGTCATAAGGAAAAATATGAAAATCTCTTTCTTCTGCCTTAGGTGAATAATCTGACTTAACAAATTGACCATTGGCTGCTCCAATAATTTGAAGTTTACCGTTAGTAGGTGTATCAGGTCTTGCATATTCAGGGCCCATATCTTTTGGAAGTTTAAGTATCATGACTGAAGATAGTCCTGTGTAAAGACTACCTTGATGAATATGAATGGGGTTGTATTCGCCTGCTGCCATTTCATTAATCCATATCGATTGCAGGGCAAGTTTATATTCATAGATTTTATTAAACTCTAGATAATGTTTAAAGACACTTTCAAACCATTTAAGAATGTAAGGTGAAAGTAAATTATGTTTATGCATTTTAGGACCCTCTTTTCCATTATAAAATAAT